ATTTTGAGGAGCACCAGATACAGGCTGAGTAGCACTATGTGTAGAAGATTCAGAGCTAGAAGTATGTGTAGAAGATTCGGAACCAGGTGTTGCGGCTGCTTCTTCTTTAAACTTTACTAAATCGGAGATACGGCGATAACGTGTTCCTTTATCAAAAGAAGTCTTAGGTTCTGTATGGTTAGCAGCGGCTTCTTCTTTAGCTTTAAGATCTTCATAGTATGCTTTGAAGTGTGCTTTAGCTTTCTTTTCTACAATTTCAGCTTCAGTAAGATCTTTATCAGTATTCAATTCAGCTTCATTCTTTGCTTTGATTTCTTTTTCGAATTTAGCAATACATTGACGAACAAATTCATCATTAGCATCTTTCATCTTCTTAGCAATCTGTTCTTCTAAATCAGGAATGGGTTTAACTTTAGTTTCATCAACAGTTTTACCACCATTTTCACCATCGACTTCTTTGAAACCAATTTTCTTTTCAGTTTCGCTAAGTTCTGCTGCTTTTTTCAAAGTCAAAGGAATAAATTCTTTCTTAATTTGTTTTGTTCCAAGAATTTCTTCTTCAGTTTCTTTGATTTCAAATACAGCTACACCCAATTTAATGCATTTTTTAATCAAGTCTGTGCTTAATACAACTTCAGGAGTTGTACCAGCGATACCAATGAAATTCAAAACTGCTCCACCAGGAGCTACCATTTTAACGTATTTATATTTAGCTGTTGCCATTTATAATTTCCTCTTTTCTTAAAAAAGTATAGTAAATCATTATTATGATGTAAAAATCAATATTTAGTATTCTCTTATCTCTTGGGTTTAGAACCGTATTTTAACCCCTTATTGAAATTTTCTTCATCATCTATCTTTAATACTGTCGGAAGATTTACATTATATGATTTTTCTATAGCACTTAATTGACCATTATACTTCTTATTTTGATAAGAGAGTATATGATTAACTGAATATTTATCATCTTTCTTGCCTACATGATTAGCAAGTTTTTGTAATCTTATAGCAATCCAATCTATAATTCTTAAAATAACTCGTAAGAATTTTCTAATAAGATTTTGTTTTCTAAGATCTCTTTCTTTATTCAATTCAGCAAGAAATTTAGTATACAGATTTCTGAATTTAGCAATTTTAGAAGCAAGCCAAGTCTTAGGTCTACTATCTATTTCTCTCTTTATATCAGCAAGACCTTTTCCTCTTAGGTCTTTTCTTGCTTGTGTAAAGTTATTCAAAATCTCCATACGTTTAGGATGTTTAGATAACCCTATCATATCATCATGATTATCTAAATATCCCCCCATTACATTATTATTTATATCCGTTGGGTCTAGTGTATCTTCTTCATTTATAACGTTATAATACACAGAAGGAAGCATTGCTACTTCTTCTGATAATAATACGTTTTCTTTACTATATAATCCCATATTGTATACCTCATAATATTACATTTTCTTATTTAGCTTCTAAATATCTTTCATTATTTTTAACTACGTCTTGATAAATGAAGTTTATAATATAATTGCCTTTCCCTATATACTCTTTATACAATAAGGCTGTGTCTATATTATATCTTCGTATATATTTAGTTATAGATACATAAAGATTTAGATATTCTTTGGAAACTTTCTCTAATATCTTTTTATGTTTTGTTTTATATTCTTCATCTTTGCTAGAGTTTATCTTTGCAATTACTTTCTTTTTATTTTCTTTAGCTCTTTTAAAATTTTCTTCTAGTTCTTTAGCAAGTTTAGATCTATTGTTATGATGATCCATAATTTCTTCATATACATTTTGATCATAATCTTCTATTAACTTTACAACATTTAAAGTTGTCATAGACTTATGTTTGTTGTAATACTTAGATTGAGATTTTAAATGCTTGATTAGTTTTTCATTTCCATATCCCATTTCTCTAGGGGGTATAAATAGATTAGTCTTAGAATCTATACCATTTAACCATATTTCTTCTTTTGTAAATATAGTTAAAGCCTTTTGTACATCGATTTCTACTACAGGGATACCATTCATCAGATCAGGTGCTTCATAGTATCTTCCTGCAAAAAGTTTATTATCTTCACATTCTTTTTTTATAAATTCAATTTGCGATTTTTTATCTTTGTTGTTTACGAGCATCATGTAAAACATTCTCTTTAAAAAATCACTATCTAAATTTTTCATAACTTTTAAATTATGAGTTATCTTAAGATCATCAAGATCTAATCTAGATGCCACTGAACTTTTGTTCTTATATTTCATTATTAAAGATTTTAATCCCTCTATATATTCTCTATATAAACTACTAGGTTTAGGGCTAGAATCTTTTTGTCCTTTTTTTAAAACTTTCTCTATATTATTAGAGTCTGAAATAGAGTCTACAAGAAAATTCATATTCATACTCCTTATTTATTAATTCTATAAATATTTTCTGTTTTATCCTCTACTGCATTCATCTTAAGCTCAGCTAAGATAGACAGCAATTGAGAAAAATCATTATCAGTTAATCTTAGATAATTATAGGTCCCAAGATTAGTTATCATTTTTTCTTTAGCTTCTTGTTTAGCTCTATAATCAACCATTTTTCTATTATTAGGGTTTTTTCCTCCATCTTTAACTTCTATAATTAGATTATAAGGAAGGAGTAAAAAGTCTGTTATCCAGTGTTTCTTTTTTCCTTTATATTCGTATTCTAATACAGGACCAGGAGCTAATACTTCATCAGATTTGTATTCAAGAGTCTTATCTAAAAATTCCATAAGATTCTTTTCATATTTACCTGTATAAGTAAATACTTTACCATCTGACCATTTATATTTACCACTTATCTTTCTATTAGCAAGCATCTTCTCTTGTTGTTCTGGATCGTCTAAAAGATGTGGCTTATTATAGATCTTCATCATTCTTTCTCTATACGTCTTTTTTATAGCTTCATAACATTTAGGATTTCCACAAAGCCGTTCATATTTCTGACGTTTTTCATTCCACTTTGTTGGTTTTCCGCATACAGTGCAATTCCCATGACCATCTTTGTTATTTACAATATCATATACAAGCCGATAGGCTGTATAATTTAAAGGGAGTTCATCTTGATGGTTTTTATCTATATGCTTTACTAAATCATTTCTATGATATGAAGCATTACAATAAGGACAAGCATAATTTTTCATTAATGTGACCTCTATTCTTTATACTTTATATATAGGTTTTACTTACAAAAATATATAAGCAAAATAATCATAATATGACATATCTGATCTATTGCAAAGATCTTCTTATCTAATTTTCTAATCTTACAATAAGAAAGATGTTTATTTTGTCTATTATTTTTTAATATAGTATTATGAACTGTTCTTTTTCCTAAGTCTATAAATAAATGTGACATGAAAAGAATAATAAAAGAAAGCCTACTATATCTGTACCATATAGGAATATTTATTACGGTCAAATATCCCATCATAACTACAGTAGCATATAATAAACAATGAAATACCATTATAAACATAGACTTATCTTTTCGTTTTCTTAATTCATCTGACTGCAATATAAAATCAGCAAAATAGTGAAATGAAAGCATTATAAGTATATCAATAACCATAATTTATCATTCTTCCCTCTTATATGACCAAAAAAAATAAGTATAATATAACCGATTATATTAAAGTCAATTACAAACCCATTATCTGTTAATAAATAAAAAAGAAAGAGGTTTCCCTCTTTCTTTCCTATTTTAATACATCTCTAAGATATCATCTATAGAATTGTATTCTTTATCAGATTCTCCCCATTGCTTATCAAAACTTCCTTTCATATCTCTTTTATACATCTTTCTAATCGTTTCCTTTTCTTTAATACTTAACTTACTAGTTTCTATTCTTCTCTTTCTTTCTTTCCTAGGTTTTGCTAGAACTTTGCATTTATAGAAATCTTTGGATACTTCTCCAAATACCTCTGCCAAAGTTAATATAGCAGCAACCCCACCAATAATTTTTACAGGATGATATACTTTTGTTGTCATAGTCATAATAATCTCCTCCTTTCATCCTCCACTATTATAGTATATAATTTCTGACAAAATTAACTCGATAGGGAATTAACCCTATCGAGATATATTAATCTTTAGCATTTCCATTTATAGTATCTTTTTCGATATGACGTTCATCTTTATTCTTTGGAGAAAATTTAGCTTTCTTATTTCTAGTCTTATATTTACTAGGACCAGATACTACCTTATTATACTTTTCTTCATCGGGAGGATGATGACTATATCCTCTACTCAATCTCTTTATTTTATTCTTAATACCTTCTATAGAGTTGATTCTTCTTGCTTCATCTAAAACAAATAAGCCCATTATTTATCATTCACTTTCTGTTGCTGATTTTGTTGTTGAGGATGAGGTTGATTAGTGGTATTTTGAGTGCCTTTGGAATAACTATTTACATGGGTTTGCATAAATGACATCATATCTCTATATATAAATCCAGATACAGTCATCTTAGTACTAAGAATCTGTCTAACAAGATTGCAAACTAATTTCTTCTTATTCCAAACGATAGTATCGCTATCTTCACCATTTTGTTTTTGTCCATTTTGACCAGAAGTGTTTTTATTATCAAAAGTCATCTTTGGTTTTGCAGTACTTGTTTGCTGTTGTTGATTAGTTGCATTTTGTTGTTGAGGTTGTGTCGCATCAGCTTCTGATAATGTGTCTCCAAAATACTTATTATAGAATTCTCCAAAGTATTTATTATAGAATAATGTAAAATCTGTATCTGCATTTAAACTGGTATTAGAAGTTGCATTTCCTGTAGCCATATTAGCTGTATTAGATTTGTTTACAGCGGTATTCATATTATTATTATTTATTTGTGTCTGAGTGATAGGATTTTCTGTATTCCCAGTAATAGGATTTCTATTGATATAATTTATATACCCATGAATATCTGTTTCTAAAGATTTTATAAAAGTATTTATAGAATTGCAGAAATTGTATGCACTTGGAAGAAATTGCTGTAATTCTTGAGTTGATATATCATGACCCTTATCTTTTCCATAATAATAGATTTTTGCAAAATCTTGAAACTCAGTTTCCCCGTTATAGGTTGAAATAAACATCTTTTTCAACCATAAATTCTGTCTCATTAATTGCTGATCATTTTGTTTAGGTTGAGTAGGATCTTGGTTTGGCAACTCTATTCTTTTTAAATCAATTCCACTTAAGTTTGTAGAAATAGGGGTTTTGATTCTATTGATAGCAGATTTATAATCAGGAGCCTGTTTTATATTAGCCCCATTTCTTACAGGATACTTATTAGCATTTAAAATAATATCATTATTTTTGCTAAGCCAAGAAGAGTTTTGATTAGCTTGATCTGTTATATACTTCTTAAAGGTATTTAAACTTTGTTGAATAGAATTTATATTATCCATTCTCCACTGATCATTCGAATCAGAAGATTCTTCATTGAATGTATCTTCGTCCAGCATTTTGTTTTCATAAAGCCACTCCATAAACTCAGAGTCTATCATATTCATTTCCGATAATTCTTCTATACGATAATCTTCTATTAAAATATCTATTAATTCATTATCCATTATAAGTCCTCTAAACCTTCTATAAATTCATTATTGATAACAAATTTACCATTATGCTTCTTAATATGATTCATATAGAACTCTTCTATTTCTTTTAATTCTTCTTTCTTTAAAGCATATAAACTTTTAGGAGGATCAGGAAGTGCATGAGAATAATAATTTCCTTCTTTATCTTTAGAGTAGCAAATTACTTGAGTGAGTTCTATTTTACAAGATTTCCGTATCTTAACACCCATGGTAACATACTCACCATCTATATCTACCCCAATATAGTCATAAGCTCTACCAGTATCAAATCCAAGATAAGATAAATAAATAATAAGAGGCACTATTAAAATACGTTTCCCAGGAAATTTAAAGATAGCCCCAAGCAGACCTAAAAGAGCAAGATATATTAAACCAGCAGTTGCATCTTTTACTATTCTTTTTAAATTGGTTTGAGTAATATAGGCTTTAAGAAGTTTCATCTTAGGAGTATTATCAAATTCTTTTTTATCTAATTTTATAAGATTAGGATTCTTCTTGTATATAGCGGCTATCTGATCTTTAAACCACTTATTTAATTCTTTTCCCTTCATCATTTTATCTGTTCTTATTTTGATAGCTTTATTTATTTTATCATAAATAAAAATCTTTAATGCAAATCGAACCAATATAGCTACTATTAGTCCCTTTCCGACTTCTCCTATACTATCTAATACATCTTTATCTTCATTCAATAATAAATCTATATCATTATATTTTTTATAACCGTTCATATTAAGTACCTCGCCTTAGTAGATTAATTACTGAATTGTTACACGATATGTGATTAAAAACCCACTAGGAGTTTTAAACTCCTAGTGGATAAAATATCATAATAGATATAAATTATTTTGCAGCAGTGTCAGCAGCAGCAGCTTTGTCTTCAACTTTTTCAGCAGCTGTCTTACGAGCAGCCAAAGCAGCTTCACGACGTTTTGCACTTGTCAACTTTTCAGTCAACCATTCGATGCAGCTAGCAATCTTCTTCAAGATCTGCTGGAAAATGGAGAGGTCTTTACCTTCAGCCTTCTTAGCTTCAAGTTTCTGACGATATTCAACCATCTTAGCATTCAAAGCAGCAATACGTTCAGCAATCCATTCTTTGGGCTTGTCAATTGCATACTTCTTAATCTTAGCCAAGAAACCATCTACTTTTTCAGCTTCTGCTTTATCGCCTTCTGCAGCAGCATCCGAAACGACTTTATCATCAGCTTTATCTGCTTTTTCAGCTTCCAACAGGTAGTTCAAGAAATCTACATCACCAGTTTTAGCATAAGCTTCAACCAGCATGTCTACGAATACATAAGCATCGCTATTTTCCGAAATCGGACGAACAACAACGTTTGCTACTTCGTCGATCAATTCGGGATCAGCAATGATACGAGCTTCGTCGATAGCAACAGCGATCGAACCAAAGTTTACATCATTGGATTCAGCAACAGCATATACAGCATCGATATAGTCGATGTTGTTTTCTTCAGACAAACGTTCGATATCAGAGAAGTTAGCAACCAATGCACCAATACGAGTATTTTCTACTACAGGTACTGCGATAGGCTGCAGTGCACATTCTTCTTCATCAAGGAATACAGCTTCGCCAAGAATATCATTAAAATTCTTGTCTTCACTTGTATTTGCTCCAATCATGAAATCGGATTCAGTGAATAACATAATTTAATTACCTCCATTATGCATAAAGAGTTTTTTAATATAATTTATAAATTATTTTCCACATGAGATATATAAATGGGTATAAATCCGATGAAAATCTATACCCAAAGATTTTATTATAATGTAATCATAAACAAAAATTATTTATTCTTCAATTTTTCTTTAAGTTTGTTGATTGTATCATTAAGAAGATCTATCTTCATAGATAAATCTTTCTTTTCTAAAGGACTAGAAGAAGCTTTTAATTTATCCATAAAGGAATATTTCATTCTTCTTAAAGAAGAGAACTTCTTTCCAATCCAATCTGAAACAATAGAACTATTATTGGCTTTGAGTTCTATATTATACATAGCCTTTTTAAATTCAGGATATGAATTTTGATGAGAAAACATTTCTCTCAAAGAATACAAATCATCCTCAGTATATGCTTCTAATACTGATTCTTTATTATATTCATTGATCCCTTTAAATACAGCTTCAGTATAAACATAAGCTAAATCAGCTTTTGAAATAGGATTGATATATACATCAAATCCAGATTCTTTGAAATATCTAGCACTATCAAGCATATCAATATCTGTAAACAAATTAGATTCATTTACAGATAAAGATATGGTTTCAGGTAATACTTTGTTTGCTTCACAAATTGAAGTGATAGCATCTGTTCCATCAGTAATATTATTAGATGTAGCATATTCTACTAGATCTTCAATTCTAATAATATTTGTTGCATGTTCATAGTCTTCAAATACAGGAACTAGTTCGGGATAATATTCTGTATTCTCTTCTATAGGCAACATTTTATCAAGAACAATAGATGCTTCTTCTAAAATATTAGATGAATACATTTTATCTCTCCAATTGATTAATTATTTGAGAATAATTTGGCACGGATATTGCGTTGAGCTTGTTTTCTCATCTTATCCACAAAATATTTATTATGACTATATTCGTTTTCTTTTCTAGCATCTTCTCGTTTTTTCAATGAATCGATTCTATCCCTAAACTCAGCTCTTAAACTATCATTTCCACAACCTTCTTGGAGATCTGCTGCATCATCTGCAGTCACACCGCCAGCTGTGCTTGCTGCAAGAACGCCAGGAAGCTTTGCAGCTGCATTGTCTTTATATACGTCATTCTTTTCAGAATGACCAGGATCGATTGCGAAATCATCTTCATCATGACCATAGTCATCTGCATTATATAAACCTTCGCTATCATCAAAACCAAACTTATGATCATGAGCCTGATCTTCAGAATAATCTTCATGAACAAAGAAATTAGAACGGTTACGATCAGTTCTGAGTTTTTCAGTCTTATTAAATCTATCTAATGCCTTACCGTCATTTATAAGATTACTATGCCTTTCAAGACCTACCTTATACATTTTAGATCTAACTTTATTTTTATCTTTTTTAGGAACAATTCCACTACGTACAAGATCTTTAGCCCCAAAACGAGATAATGCCTTGACATGGGCTTTTACATCGCTTTGTGTATGTTCTTCATTAAAGAAAACACCCATTATAAATAACCTCCATTTATAATAATTCTTTATCAAATTTACCAGATGCAATATCTCTTAAATATTGCAAATGCTGTTCATGAGCAGATTCTTGGATAGCATCTGTTTCATCTTCAGGAGATAAATCTTTATCATCATCTTCAGATTCTACATCGCCTAAACCAAGCATATCATCTAACTCATCATCTAATTCATCATCATTTCCATCTACGTATTTATCATACGTAAGATCTTCTTTTTTATCTTTTTCATGAATTACTTGATCTTTGGGTTCAACTTTAAGTTGAACGTCTTCAGTAGATTCATTCATAGTACCAATACCAACAGTATAATTCTTTTTAATGAGTTGAATACCATATTTGTTCAAGAATGTATCCAGCATTTGTTTGGTATTAGCAAACTTACGATAAGTCATTACATTGGTTTGGTCCCCATAGAAACCTTTACCTAATCCACCTTCAGCCCAATCATTCATTTTATCATCAGTACCAATTCCCAAAGTATTTACTTCTTCAAGAATAGATGCTTCATCGATGATAAGGGCTGTATTATGATATTGACCTTGAAGACCGTTTACAGTAAGAATATCGTTGATAGCCTCCGTTACAGAAGAGACACCATTAGAAACCATATACCGAGAGAGGTCTTCCATTTCAATAAGATATTTATCGAATCGTTTAGATTCTCTAACAGGGACCATTTCTGCTAAGAATTTACATTCACTAACAGGAATAGTATTCAACTCATCTAAAGTAGCCTTTACTTCTTCAACAACCCCAATGGTTGTTGTCTGGGGAACTTTGGTTCCCTTATCAGCAATAGCCATTTCAGAAAGGGTTTGAATAGCAGAATTAAACATAACTACATATTCTCCTTCCACCATAATAATATTTTATTTTCTAAGTTTAGCACCAAGAGCAGATACTACTTCTTTCATCTTATTAGCTTGCTGAGATAAGAAAGCCTTATTATCACCAACAGCATTCTTAGCATCATCACAAAGTTCACTGCAGAAACGTTTAGCAGCAGCATATTTATTAGCTAACATTTTGCTATTACCTTCAAAAGAAGCATAAATAGAATCCGCATATTGTTTTGCATTCTGAACTTTTTGAATAGAGTTCAAAGTAAATGCCTTAGCAGTATTGAATTTATTTTGTAAATGATCAGAAGCTTTAGCTGCAAAATTACCAACATCATGAGCATTGCTCTTGATATGGTCTACATATCCTTCTTGGATATATTCTTGAAGTGCAGGAGATTCATCTAATGTATCATAATGCATATCTGCTTCAAAAGCTTCTAATAATTCTTGATAATAAATAGAACTTTCTGCAATGGGTGCAGAGTAAACCATGATATCATGGTTAATAAGAGTATTAGCCAATTCTACAGTATCTGCATTTTCATACAAAGCTGCTTCATTTACAATAAACCCAACACTACTATCATTATCAATGCCATTTGCATTGCAAACGATATCCATTGCTTCAGCAATATTCAAAATAGAATTATCTTCAGAAAATTTGATAAAATCTTCTAATTGAATAAGGTTTTCACCCAAGCTTTCAATATGTCGAATAGGAATCATTTCTGCACTGTAGGAGATCTCTTCGTCAAGACGACAAAGAGAATCAGCAAAATCAAATACAGAATTGTTTATAGAAAAATCTTCTTCTCTGAGTATCATATTTTAATTCCTTTCTATTATTTTAAATCCTTTTATAGATTATTAATAAATAGTCACAATATAATATTTAGAATATAAGTTTATTGCGGTCTATTAAAGTTATTAACGTTTTGATTAGCATTATTAGTCTGATTTGTTGTATTTTGAGCATATTCTGCTGCTCTTCCTTCTCTCTTTAATAAAGGAGATTTTTGTATCAGTCTATTTTGTCTACCAACTTCTCGTTTGTAGTCAATATGAGCATTTCTTAATTTATCTTTACCTTTAACAAAATTTCTAGCAGCATCACTTACTGCATAATAGCCTTGTCTAATTCTATCTTTGATATAAGCAATAGCTCTTTTTAATTGAAGAATGATAGAAGAGAACCATCCTTTTTTAGAAGCGTCTGCTTCTTCTTGTTTCTTAATAGATTCTTCTAATTTATTATTTAAAATTCTTAATTTTGCTTTAGCATCATCAAGTTTCGTTATATTATTTAAATCATTCGTAGAATACTTGGTATCATCAGAACTTTCTTTAATAGATTGATTTCCAGATAAACTCTGGTAGATAGCATTATCTTTATAATATAACGGTTGAAGACTAATATCATCTAAATCATCTATTGACTCTAATTCTCTAGATACTTTGAATTTATCTTCTAATGTAAAATCATCGCCAAATAATACTACATCAGGAAGTACTAATTCCAATTCTCCAGATTCTATAACAGAATCTAGAAACATTTCAAAATCAGTATCAAAATTATTTCTATAAGATTCTTCTGTAATTAATAATCCCATAATTAACTCCTAACTCATGTATTGATTTTTTGTAGCTTCATTATCTATCTTATCTATATGATCTTGTAGATTAGAAATAACTTCTTGAGTATTAGGAAAGTCATAAGATCCTGATGGATCTATATAAGTCATACTCATATGAAGTACTTTAGTTTCTTTATCATAATCATATGTTCTAGATACCATTTCTGAATAATCTAGAGTAGATTTTAATTGAGGATCCATATATTTTCCATATTGATTCACAAATTCTTTATAATTACCATAAACATAATTTGTTGGTATAAATAAATATCCATTATGAACTAACTCATGTACAGTTTCCGATAAGGGTATTAATCCAACATTAAGTTTATAATGATTATACATTACTTCTTTTGCTACTGCATTTTCAGATATATTTTCATGATTAGCTACTCTTTTAGTGTATACTGTAGTTACAATATCATATAAAGTAAGAGGAGCATGATGTATATGGATCTTAATAGAAAAGGTATCTATATTATTTACGTTTTTATAAAAAGAGCACTGTGTCATATCAACACAGTTTCTTAAATATTCTATAAATTTTTTGTAAGATCTAGAAGATCTACATATCTTTTCTATATTTTTAAAATATTTGATAAGATCTTTTTCATTCGTAAAATCATAATCAGCAATATCAAAAGAAGGTAAATGATCTAATTTAATTTCTTCTTTTTTGTTTGGTAAATCTAACTCATTATATCCTCTCATACTAAGTATTTAACCCTTCTTCTTATATATAATATTCACATTATAAGAATGTTTTTATAATTCATAATAAGCCACATTAATGTAAAAAAAAATAAGGAGAATCCCGTAATGGCTTTATTTAAAATTAATGAAGACACGATACAACACACTAGAAAAAGATATAATTTAGACGAAGCATTTGTTCCTAAATCTAAAGGAATGAAAGAGATGGAAAAATGCTTACATGAGATAAGAACACCTTATTTGGTTGATTATAACAGCTTACAATTTTATATAAAAAGAATTAGGAGTGCTGATGATGCAATTCAAGATGATCCTAATCTAATTAAATTCTGTAAGTTAATGGAAAAAGAATTCGTATTTGAATCTATGTCTTTGGTAATTCTTAGATCAGATGAGATGAATGCACTTACCCTTCCTGTATCTAAATCTGTCGATAAATTTAAAGAGCAAAAAATGCTAGATTCTACAGGAATGAGATATCTCAAAGAAGCAAGAGTTAATATCACTGTAATGATTACGGACTCATTGCTATTTAACGATAAATTTACAGATGCTGAAATATTGTCTATTTTATTACATGAAATAGGGCACAACTTCTCTCAATCCGGTATTAAATATTTGGAATATATTAGAATGGGTAGACACTGTATAGATTTTATAGTGGCTATGAGAATATTGTTTAATAAAGATATTGGTACATTATTGCAAGCCTCTGTTAATGGTGGTATGGATAGAGGCGAAGGGATTGAAACGAGAAGACGCTTTTCTAACTATGTAGATGATTTTGGAAATATAATGGGTACAAGGATACCTAGTCAATTTGCCTTTGTATATAGAGTAGCATTTGCATTCTATACAGCATTAATTATTCCTATTGTTTCTAGTGATATATTTAGGTCATCTATTAACAAATTCGTTAGAGCTGAGGATATTGCATCAAAAGCATCTAAAAAATCATGGGATATTACATTATCACTAATTGCTACTGTTTATGGTATAAAACTTAAAATAGCTGAATTTGAGGATTGTCTCAATTCATTCAAATATATATTAACCAGAGGTTTTATAAATAGTAATCTAATTTCTAACTCTATCAATAAATATATGTATAATTTATTGCAATTTGATCTTTTTGTAGATGAATCCTTTGCTGATAAATACGTAGCATTAAATGGGTATGGCCCTGAATATGTTATGGCTATGAGTAAAATACAGAAAGAATCTTATAGATTTGGATTTGGAAAAGATTTTTTAGATAAAGTTCCTATCGTTGGAGAAATCTTTGCACTTAATTACATATTAACTAGAGGGTTAGTTAGTCTTCTTTCTGGAGATCCCCACCCACTTGCTGAATCTAGAATAAAAAGTCAATTAGATATTTTAGAAGCTGATTTAAAAGATACATCATTAAATCCTAAAACTAGAGCTGCACTTAAAGATGAAATAGAACGTACTAAAGAATCTATCAAAAGATATAATATGGTATTACAAAAGGATAAGGTTGAAAATAAGTCTCACTATATTTCTAACTTAGTTGCTTTTGAAAATTGCTTCTCAAGAATTATGCCTGATGGGGATATTAGAGAATGGTTATTTAAGACAATCTATACTAATGAACGTATCCTTAAAAATCTTAAAGGAAAATAAAAAAAAATATGTGGATAAGGGATTACCCTTATCCACTATCTTTATTTTACAAATAAGATATATAGTATAATAGATATGGAGAATATCAAGTTTATAATAGCTGTTACAGTAGCTATTGTAACAAAGGTAGATTCGGACGGAATACTTATTATAGGTTTCGTTTTAATCTCTTCTTCTACATCTATCTTCTTATAAGGATTTATTCTATCTTTTACTCTTTCATGAGTTGATTTATATAGCATAATTTCCTCCTATATCATTTTCTGTATTCATTGTAATTGAATATAATATTTCCTCCAGAGTTGTATAAAGAATCTACCATTTCTTGAGATTCTAACTTTAATACTACAATATCAGTATTGGATAAATCCAATTCATTATTATGAGAGATGATTAAACATTGATCAAATCCCAACCCACTCATGATGTGTTCTATTAAGATAGAGAACTGGATTCTGTTTATATTATCTAGATTATCATCTACTTCATCTAGTTTGATGATATTGTAATTATCTGAGGATTTCTTTAGTAAAACAAAGGATATAAGCATACTTATCATTGAAAGTTGACTATCGCTCATTAGAGATATATCTTCTCTAACTCTTCCTTCAGTATCTGCACAAGGAATATTGAACTCAGATTCATTGATGATGAAAGGTTGTAATGCAAATCTTCCACCAAATAAATATCTAAGAAGGTTATTTGTTTCTTGAAGTATGCTATTCATAAACACAGACATGTATACCGTTTGAATACCATGGATAGAAGTATACTTCTTCAACATCTGAAGTTCATTAAACTTAGACATGTATTCATTATAATCTTTCTTATATTGGTCATACAATACCAATTGATATTTATCTTTTTCAATAGATCTTTTAATATTTAATAGATCATCGTTTCTCAATACATTCAATTCAGATGAATTGAGTCTGAATTCTTCCTTTAGCATTTGAAGAGATTCTGCATTCTTATCCATTTCTTTTATAGAATTGCACACTTCTTCATATTCTTTAGAGAATTTTTCATATTTTTCTTTATTAATCTTGGCTATATGGATTGAATTAAGAATTGTATTTATTTCATTTTTCTTATTTACTATATCATCCAGTTCCTGTACATTAGATTTCTTATTTTTTATCACTTCATCTAATTCTAGATTTAATCTTTCTAATGTACTTCTAAGACTGATAGATTCTTTGCTAGATCCTTCTATCTTTGATTTTGTCTCTTCTAAATTCTTAAGATTTTCTCTTAGACTGGAAATGATGGTTATTATATTTTTATTTTCTATATAATTACTCAAATCAACAGGAAGATACAATCCTTCTCTAATACAATGAATTATATCTTTCTTTTGAATGGTTGTATTTGGAAATTTGTTTATGATAGGAACAATGGATTCTATATGATCTATAATGGATTTTATTTCATTCGAACAGATAGTTTTTGTTGTTTCCTTTTCATAATTAGTTTTTACTTCTTCAAGTTTAGAGTTAGTATTATCTATATTTGAAATAATAGAATCTAAGCTAGGATAATCATTCAGTCTTTTATGAGATTCTACTACTTCTTTTATAAAAGGACAATTCTCTTTATGATTACAATCATTAGGTATATTTTTAAAAGAATCAGACGATCTTTTTAGTTCCAATACGATATTTTTTGTTTCTTGTTGTTCTTGCAAAGAATATTCTAATCCTCTTATAACACCATCTAAATTTATATTTGTTTTGGGTTTGTTTTCATATTTTAAACAATCTTCTATAATAGATTTGTCATAAGAAGATATCAGTATATCTATATTTGAATTGAACTTATCTATAGCATTATTAGATAACTCATAATCTTGATCGATGATATTAACGTAATCATCGATCAAATATGTAAACTTTTCATATTTACTCAATTCTAATTTAGTAGAATTGATCTTGTCTTTCACGTCTGATAAGATATTATTATCATATAGAGATTCTAGTTTAGTAGTATTTTCATCTATCTCATCTTTTATTGAAAGTTCTTTGTCAAATGAATCCTTGATTATCTGTTTTAAGAATTCTTCTCTAGCCTCATATTTGGAAAACTCTTTTTCATTTATTATAAGACTATCTTCAGAGTATTCTTTAGTTTCCGGTAGATCTTTCATTTCTTTTTCTAATATTGTTTTTCTAAAAGAAAGATCTTTATATGTATCCAGATAATTTCCGGTTGTGTCTATCTCAGAAATCTTATTATTCAAACTAGCTATTTTATAAACTAAACTTTCTTCTTTTTGTTTTAGAGAAGATAAGGCTTCTTCATTTTTTACTATATTATTTTTTACTAACTCTATATTTCCTATTTGAGATAGTTTAGTACTGATAGAAGCTAAGATAGACTTCAATACTGATGATTTGGTTGTCATCAGTTTATTCATCTCAGAATATGCAGAAAGAGAAGATACAATATTGTTTACATATCTTTTACGTTCTGAGGGTTTCAATCCACCAAGACCCTTTTTATTAGCAGATAACTGAGATAATACTATAAAATTATCATCTAATCCAAACAGATCGTATATAATTTCTTTAGCAGTAGTTATATTATTAGTAGGATTTATATTTGTTACAGTACCATCTTGTGTTATCTTAGACATATAACACTTGGTAGGTTTTCTTGTTTTATCTTTAAATACTGATTCGTATTTTATATTTACGATCGTATTATCATTCATCATGTAAGATATTTCTTTTATAGCTGTTTTTTCTTCTATAAAATTTATACTAGAATCTGATAAAGGAGTTAGTGCTTTGAAGATAGTAGATTTCCCTGTACCATTGTCCCCCTTAATAATAAGAATTCTATGAGTGCATTTAGAAAAGTCTATTTCTATATCTTCTAAACACATACCATTAAAGATTCCTATATAATTTTTTAATCTTAATCTAAGTAGTCTCATTTTAACACCTCCCTATTATATAAAAAAAGATGAAAATCTCTGACTAGCACTTATATGCTAGTCAGAGTGACTTTTTAAAATTATTGTGCAGCTTCTTTAGTTTCAGTAATTTTATCTATAGTTCTATTTATAGTGTTAGTATACTTTCTAGCCAATGTTGCTAATTCTAATTCATATTTAGAATATAACAGCATATCCAAATTTCCAGTATTTCTAGTAGCTAAATCATCATAGTTTTCAACAAGATACATTATAGCATCAAATATTTCTTTTAAGAACCCACCTAAATCATATTCTTCTTTAGATAAATTAAATTCTTTGATCGTTTCATTTGATAAAACTAATCCGACATCATAGAATTTGGTTATAAGCCCATAAAATAATACCTTAAATACTTTGAATAAATCATGATCTGTATTTGTTGTATTTACAAATTCTGCTTTCTTTTTTATATAAGATAATATAGCTGCAAAAGAAATTACATCTTTTACATCTAAAACACTAAAGTTATCTCTATATAGATGGGTTACCCCACTATTATAATCACTACAATTATTGAATAACATCCTGCATGTTCCAGTAGCTAAATCATTTTGAGTAGTTTCCAAATAGGTTATTTTTAGTGCTTTAGATTCTTCATCATTGAATGAATTTAAAAAGTTATTATATTCATCATAGAAGCACATCAGATTAGATAAAACAAAATCGACAAAGTCTTCTAATACGATCATTACACTTTTTGTAGTAGTGTAGTTACAAAATATATTTTGTATAGGACTAATGTAGTTTAATATACCTACTTGATCTATAGATAATAAGTTATCCATAATTTCTTTATCAGTTTTGAATTGTTTGCGGAATTCATCCAACAATCCATCTACAAAATATACTTCTTTATATATGACTTCTTTTCTATCCTGTTCATCATCTAATTTATAAGACAAATCTAAATCAGTTATTTTAACCTTTCTCATAACTAATTTATCAAAGTCAACTTTACCATTAGCAATCCCATTATATTGAGATTTTAAATAGTTGGTTATAATTTCCCTATTAGGATCTTTTTCAAATAGATTATTCAATCTATTTATCTTTCCCATTTCATCTCTAAAGAAAGTTACAAACGAAAAGATTTCATTACTTTTGATAGACATAATTGATTATCTCCTTTTGCTAAAAATAAAAACTAATCTTCTATATAACCTAATAAAAGGGCGTCTCCTTTACCCTTTTCTAGCTCTTTTTTATTTTCTTCTAGTTTATAATATTTTTTAGGAAAAATACCATCCATAGTTCTAACCATTTCAGTACTGTATCCACAATCCATACATACAGATTTGATAGAATATTTTCTATTTAAAAGTTTATTAGGGAAAGTACCTACATCGATTAACCCATATGCAGAGTACATAGTTTCTAATAGTATAAGAGGTTTTCCACACATAGGGCAAACCCCAAATTTTCCTTCAGTAATTACTTCTTTCATATTATATATTCACCTCTTATTGGAGGATCTCCATTTTTCTTTTATCACCCTTAGCAACCAATATAGAATCTGAATAGACTATATCTTTCATAGATTTTAATTCAGACGTAAAAGGTTTTGCTACTCCATTAATTACAATTCTCTTAAAATGCATATTAGAAATATTTCTAACTTTATGTATCTTCATTTGTTGCTCAGCTTGTTGTCTTGAATAGACCCAATATCTCATAAATTCATTATCAGGCATCTCTATTTACCTTTCTCTCATAATTATTGTATATCATAAAAATCAGTTTTACTTTCTTGTAAACTAAAAATAAAGTGGAATGGTAAATACCATTCCACAATACTTTATCTTTCTTTTTTAACATGGAATTGTTGTAGTTCAGGAATATCATAATTGGGTTCTTTAAAGGTTTTCTTATCAAACTCAATTACTTCTTTTAATTTACTTTCTTTCTTAAATTCTCTAAGTTGTTTATCAACAACTCTTTTCCATGTATTAGGTTCTTTAGATTTAGGATCATCTCTAAAATATCCTTCAGGATATACATTGATCAGAGGAACAAGCATAGATGTAACACCAGGATCAGTAGGAGATGAAGCGGACATATCCACTATCCCTATATTTGAAGTGTGACAATATCTATAGATATCGGGAATAGAATTGCTTCCAGCTTCACCTATACCAGCTATCCCCTTATAAGTACATTTTATAGATAAATAAGAATCGTTGTCTGTGGTAATATCTCTAAAGTTTACAAGATTGCTATTTGTAATTTCATTAATCAAATACATAGGATCTGTTGTAAGTCTTCTTTTAATAGATTGAATATCTACCTTTTCTCCCATGTCAGATAAAGCATAAATAGCCTTAGAGAATCTAGGAGAATAAAAAGAAGCTATATATTCTTCACATCTCAATCTTTTAATAGAGATATCAAGATTATTTTTAAGAAGGAGCATATCATATTCATAGATTGCCCATCTTAATATAGAAAAGATATTATTCTTATCTTGTTCAGGAAGTCTTATCTTTTCTGCAGTGGTTTTATCATAAATAAGTTTTAAAGAAGTCAATACTGATATAGCTTTATTGATAGGATCCGACATATTGAAATGCCTACCTAAAGAATCTAACCAGTATTTCTTACTGAAGATATCAGGAAGAACTGCAAACTTTCTTCCTAATTCATCACACATCATTCCCATTACATGCTGTAAACCAAGATTAGAATACAGTAATGATTTAGGGCAATTGATATAAATTTGACTAGTCTTCTTAGGAAGGAAGGTATACCACTCAGGATCATTGGGATCTTCATCTGTAATTCTAATAAAGTTATCTAGTCTTAAGAACTGTAGTCCTCTAATAAGCCCCATTTCAGCAAAGATATACTTAGCTATAGGAACAGTCTTATTAAATATATTCGCATTAAAAGTAATCATAGATACTTCTTCATCATGTATATCTTTTGCATCTTTGATATTCTTATAAATACGAATAGGTTGGAATGTAGATTTAGCTGTAACTGTTTGATACTTATCTGTAGATGTTTTGTTATTATAAGTAAATGCATCTACAATCTGATACATAGGAGTTCTAATATTTCCATTAATCTTAAAATAGAACTTTTCTATTACTCTAGGAACTGCAATGATTACATCAAACATTTCTCTTCCATCTGATGCTTCTACATAGTACGTTACTATAAGAAGTTTAAGGTCAGAGTCTTTGATATCGATATAATCATATTTGTTATCTGTAGGTCCTTTTTTAGAGTTTTTGCTTATTAAACGAGCTTGATGCTGTCTAAGTATATCAAGTACCTCGGTATATTCATCAACAACTCTAAAGCTATGAATCTTAATCGTAAAGTAACCATTAACGCCCATTTGACGCTCAGCTGATTTGATAATATTCTTTAAATAATAAATAATCATATCATCTGATCTATTAAACAAAGTTTTGTTAAACTTTTCTCTATACTTATTATTATAATTATAAATAAATTCTCTTTGATTCATATTATCCTCCCATTAAACCGTATCATTAACACAGGTAGTTAATTTTTCTCCAATAGGATTGGGAGCATTCTTTTTATCTTCAAAGGTAATAGAACACCTAATATCAAAGATATCACAAAATCTTTTTAATTTGAAGAATGTAATAGAATTTCCTGTAAGACCTCTTAGGTCATTAGAATAATCTGACCCAAAACGTTGTTTATAATTTTCAATATCTATATTCTTTTTGCTAATAGCTTTCTTAAACAATGCCATTTCAGGAGTATCATTTTCTTGAACAATAGGTTTGTAGATATTATTCGTAGAAATAAGGATTGATCGTTCCTGACTTTCTAACTTAGCTGCTTTTTCTATAGAATCTCTTAGATTTTCAACATTATCAAAATCGATAATATCTTTGGAATTATATTGAGATAGATCTATATCATCAGGTTTAGAATAAATTAAAAGAGGACCAGAATCATATACACCTACAACGTCTCTACTAAATTTAGTCATAACCGGATATACAATCTCATCTTTAACCACAGCTGTATCTTCTGCTAGTTCTTTGACAGCTTCGGGATTATATTCTGATTTACGTATAAACTCTTCCTGATCAATTACATCAAGAATTCTCTTTCCAATTCTCATCTTCTTCATTAGTCAAATACCCCTCTGTTGAAAAAATTATTGGAGATTAAAAAGAAAAAGATTAAAAAGGATGAGAGGAATCGATCCTCTCACCCAATGTTATTTTCATTATTCGTTTACTTCAATTTCAGAATCATCTTTAACATGTTGTTTCATCTGTTCAGAAGGTTCAATACCTACATAAACACTATTACCAGAAATTTCAGAAGTCATCGTGAAATATCCAGGGAATTCTAATACGGGATCAATAGATACATTAGCACGCATGTAATCGAAAATTACATCCATGATTGTAATTAAAAGTTCTTGAGCAGAACCTTCGCAAATTTTATTATTATCATCTTTAGGAGCATATTTAAAATTGATACCAAACTTATCATGTGCGATATCAATAATAGCTTTATATGCTACTTGGGATTCAGTGAAATCATAAATAGCCCATTTGGGATCGATATCATCTTCGTTATATGTATAACTTAAAGTCCAAGAACCTTCATCGGTTCCTTCTTCTTCTTGTTTATGGAATTGTACATATGCACCAAAATGGAAACGGCCATCAATATCTTTAAATACTAAAGCTGTAGGAGTATCCTTAGATTTGTTTTTACCAAGGAAAATAGCGGCACCTTCGAAAAGTGTCTTAATGCAAGATTCAGTTGCAAAATCATTCCAACCATAATTACGATTAGTGAAAGTTTTACTTACCTGCAGATTGATTCCGGATTCTAAAAAGTTTTTCATTGTGTTTCCTCCTAGAGATAATATAAAAGATCTTTTATATAACCAGACCCGTCGGTCCGATCTACACATTTATAGTGTATAACTAATTTGAAACTTATACCTAAGTTATACTTTTTTTAATTTTTTATTTGTTAAAAGTTTTCAAATACTCATCTGCATCAGATGCATTCAAAATCATAGGAGCATAGGAATCAAACTCTCTATAATTATTCCATCCTATACCAGATTCTAAACTTAATCCAGTTTTGAGTTTGAAATTCTTTTCTTTAGCTTTAAATGCTTTCCTTACATTTCCAGATTCAAATCCATTATAAGGAACCACTAAAATTCCAGTAGAATTTGTAACTCCAGAGTCTTCTCTGGAATCAAAACCAGCATCTATAAATCTTTGATTCAATACATGATCTCTTAATCCAGAGAATCTTACTTGTATCTTATCAGATACATTTCCTACTTCAGTATAAATAATATTGAAATTATCGCATATGAATTTAATGTCATCATAAAATTTAGGAATTTCATTTCCTAATACTTCTATTGTTTTAGTTCCTATACCTTTTACATTTACAAGAGCTTTTAAAGTATTCTCAGTATCTGATAATAAGGTATTAAGACTAACGTTTTGTAATATTATTTTCCAAGTTTCTAAAGCTATGGATGTAAACCCAATAGCACCAAGTATTCTATAATCAGGATAAGGTGTTTTCTTAAGCTCATCTAATCGTTCTATAAACTTTGTACTATTAATCTCTCCTAATTTTTCTACAAGAACATATTTGGGAATACTGAATAGATCTCTAACCCAGGTTACATCTAAAGCTCTTATAGACTCGCTTGAAAAATCTTTACTATTTAATTTCTTTAAGAAGTTAGTTAGTCTTCCTATTACTTTTTCTCTACAATAGAAATTGATACATACTGCACTATCTCCTGAATCTGTTACATATAGAGGTTCTCCACAACAAGGGCAAGTTTCAGGAAACTCTTCTAAAGGAGCAGTATTGGTTTCATTGAACTTATCTTTAGATTTTCTGATATAGACTATTACATCATTTACCAGAGTCAAATCTACTTTATCTCCAGGTCTTAAAGCTAATTCATTAAATCGTTTCAAAGAATGTGCTGTTGTTTTATCATGGATAGCACCAAAGAACTCTACAGGTTTGAAATGAGCCATAGGTGTTATTCTTCCATCTTGTCCAACAGAATAGGTGTAATGTGTAAATGTAGATTTTCTTTTAAGAGGATTGAATTTTATAGCTATAGAATATCTAGGAATAGCTCCTCTTTTACCAAGACGTTCTCTTACATCTTTATCTGCATATTCTATAACTATTCCATCATATTGGAATCCCATAAAATCTCTTAAATCATTTGCTTCTTTAACAAACTGATTTACCATAAATAGAACTTGCATATAATCTCCTTCTATGATCTCATATCTCATAGAAGTATCTTTGGTATAATATTTGTTTAAGAACTCTAACTCGGTAATTCTATCTATGTTTAAAGAAGATTCTAGAGGTATAGGAGTTAAATAATCCCTATACATTCTTGCATCTAATCCACCTAATAAACCTATTACGGCATTTCTAGGATTTGCATACTTCTTTTTAAAATCCCTTTCTATTCTTTGTAAATTGTAATTAGTTACAATATACTCGAATTTGATACCAAATCTTTCAGTATCATCTACTTTTCCTTTGGCTCTATGAAACTCCATACCACCTAATATAGGAGTTAGATCAGAAGCTTCATTATTATCTGTATCTCCTCTAGTACATGCAAAAGATATTTTAGATCCATGAATTTCTTCTTCTACAGATACTCCATCATACTTAAGAGAAGCTATCAATTTAATATGATTAGGATCTATAATACCCATATTCGCATGAGTACCAAGGAAATCTCTTTCAAAAATTTGCACTGTTTTATCATCTAAAACACCAGATTCTAATGCTTCAGATTTCAATACAAATTTACATTTATCAAGAGTTCCACACATATCATAAGTATGTGCTACATTTCTTGATTTCTTTTTTACCAAAGTTTCATCATGATGCACTTCAAAATCTTCCTTGATAGGGAATGTGTAATTTCTTACTAAAGCATCAAAATACATCATTTTATCTTTAGGGACTATTTGAATTACTTCTTTTTTCCCATCTTCCTTAATTTCTAAATTACTTCCTCTATCTACTTTAGTTTCTTCCTTAAAAGAGATAGGGGGTGCACCTACGGGAGTAGGAATATTGGTAACCTTACATAGATTTACTAAAGCATCATATAGATCATCGTTTAAAGGAAGAATTATATTCGCTCCATTATTATATAATGCATTAGATATTTTTAAAATTCCAATAACGTCATCATAGTCTATCATATGAATATTCTGATTCTTGATGACTTGTTTTGCTTTCTCATTCATAAAATGCTTTACTTCTTCAGATACTGTAGGATCTCCAGACAGAATAGAATTATAAGCATCTTCTAAAATAGGATTCAGCATAAAAAATTCTTTACCTCCTTTCAACAAGGTAAGTTAAATTATGGATAGTAGACCCTAAGATCTACTATCCATATTTATAATATACATTTATTTTTCTTTTAACCCAAGTTTTATTAACTTTTCTTCATAAGCCTTATTTCTCATATTCTCTTCATAAATACCAGGAGTTATGGTAATAACTTCTTTTGTATCTTTTACATCATACGGCTTATCGTCTTTCTTATCCCCTTCAAACTCAATTACCATCTTAGGTTTTCTAGGAGATATATCGATTACATTCATAAGAAGAGGATGTTTCTTATGCTTAAATAACTTGATGAATCTAAATACCCCACCAAGTTCTTTTAAGTATGCATGTAAGATTTGTGCAGATTGAGATTCTGCTTCTACATCCAACTCTATATCAAAATCAAAAGGATTCCCAGTAAGAAGTTTCTTATGAGAACGTCTAGCCTTAGGACTTGAAGAGTTAAGCATAAATTCTTGATAGAACTTTTCTACCCCTAAATGAGCTGTAATGGTAGAAGATTCCATTTCTCCAAATATACGTACAGGAGTGGATGCAAATTTTGCATTATGAACTTTGCTCATTCTAGATTTAGAGTTTTCATTTCTAATATTAGTGGAAGCCAAAGATACTACAGAGAACTTTTCTTCTGCTAATTGTTTTAATCTAGAAATATATTTAAACCCAATAACTAATTTTCTTCTAGTATGAACCATTCTTGTATTCCCATTAGAATCTTCTATAGGAGCACAAACGTAACAATGCTTATTAATAAACGGGAATGTGGCATAAATATTAGCTAAAAGGTCAATGCTCATGTTTGTAGATATAGGTTTTAAAGATAAGTTTATATGACCTTCATGTATCATTTGTTGAATATACAGATTTCTCTGATATTCATTATCTTCCCAATCTAAATCATTTCTATCATAAACAAAGTTGAAAGACTCGGATAAGAATGCCGCTTCTTCAGGATTCAACAACTCTATATATTTATGAATCATTGCAAATGCCTGATCATAAGTAATCTTATTAGCAGATAGATTCTTATCTATATACTCAAGCAACTGCCAACCAATATAAGTTACTGAAGTTTCAAATAGCTGACCATCATTAAGACGGTTAATACATGTATTCATAGAATAGAGTACATCTACAGGAACCCATTTACCATTTCTATAGTAATGAGGCATGAGATTATCAGGTTTTACTTTAGATATTACGCCTTTACCACCATATCTATCTGTGATTTTATCTCCACTATGAAGAGGTTTATTTTGCTGTATATACATGATCATAGTAATATTGTTGAATACCTTTTCATTGATATACTGCTTACCTTTAGAGATACAATCACAGTTATAGAACATCTTTTGCAATTCATAAGATATGTTTACATCTAATCTTTCTCCTGTGTTTGTATCAAATATCAAAGGTGCTACTTTATCAACAAATTCTTTTGAGAATCTGATTGTTTCATCATAATATTTTTTAACCTGATTATTATACATAGAGGTTTCTAATTTTTCAGGATTGTTACAAAAAACATCAATGTCTATAACTTTCCCCTCAACTATGTATTCTTTATCGTTAAGCATTGTTGTCTTAAGTCTATCCCAAGACTGAGTAAACAATGCTTCTTCATCCTTGAGTTCTCTACGAACTGCACAAAGGATGTTATTTTCAATATCTTCATTAATATCAGGAAAAGTTTTATATTCTTTTCCTTTTCCATATAAGTTAAGCAGAATATCGTTATCATTGATTTTGATTTCTACTTTATCTATCAAAGGAGTTACAAATTTATTAGCAGCTGATTGGCTGATTACAATAGGATCTTCTTTTACATCTTCACATGCTACGTACATTGTGGAGAGGTTTATTCCTTCGGCTCTATTGTTGTATTCATCATAAGATATTGTCTTTTTAACTACATCATCTTTATGAATAGTCTTACCAACAGATAAGCTATCTAAATATTCATTATTATATAAATAGCCATAAAATTCTGTTATGTGTTTGTAACCTATACGTTCAATACATGTAAGAACATTCTTGCTTTTATTGTATAGGATAAGCCAATAATGTCTATCAGGATCATTACTAAATTTCGATATTTTAGCCATGACCTTATAATTGAACTCAGCCCTAATAAAATTAGAGCTGAATTCACCGAATTGGTTTTCATAACCAGTAGAAATGATGGGGACTTCAGGATTAAGGAGCTGTGTTATCTGTTCCATCTGAATCCCCTGCATTATCTTTCTGGAACCTGAGTTGGTGTTGTTGAAAGGTTGTTTAAGACCTTTGCACAACGTATACTCTTGACTAGGAAGTTTCTTTTCTATCTCTTCTATTTCTTTCCCAAGTCTAAGCGTAGTATTAGTTGTTTTCATTGATTAGACTCCTCTTTTTAAAACTAAATCAAAGCTATTCTTATTCTATAATTAGAATACAATGTGCTTATTAAGACCTTTATGTCTTCTTCCTCTAAATTATTAATAAAGTGGAATAAATTAGAATAGTCTATCATAAAATAAAACATTGTTTCATCATAGTCAGGATAGCATGAGGTTAAAATAGATCGTGTACTCCTAAGCCCATTAGAAATACTTTTAAAAGTCATTTCATCTTCTTTTCCAGCTACTGTAAACAAAGAAATTGTTTCATCTTCCTCATCATCGGTATTTGTGTTACTTTTACTTTCAATAGGAACCGATAAACAAGTATTTGAATTATACGTATCTAACTTTTCCTTTTCTGAATCTGATAATTCCCCTATAGAACCAGACTCGATTTGTTTCTTTAACTCTTCAATTGTACCAAGTTTTACATCAACACTAACTTTTTTCATTGAAATCTCCTCCTAGAAATAAAGAAAAAACATGAGAGATCTCTTGACCTCTCATGTTTATAATATATAAGCCTAAAAATTATTCCACTTCATACAAAGAGTCTGAAGTAAGAAGATCGTCAGTGTGAAGATTTTCTGCAAGAATGATTCTTTGAGGGATTTTCTTTAAATAACCTAAAGCAGCTTTTACAAAAGCTGTTCTAAATTCAGGATTTTCATTTATTTTTTCTCTAAAATTACCATAAGAGAATTTATGAATCTTATCAGGATCAAAAGATAAAGAAGCTCCTCCACCATAAAGAAGTTTATTATTCTTCATATCTTCTAATAATGATAACCAAGGATCAAATCCATTATTATAATCAAATACAAGTCTTGTACCTGTTTTCTTTCCTGAAGATCTTGATTTTACTAAACTAAGTTCTACAACAGAGCCTTCAACCTTATAAGTTTCATCAGCTTTAAGTTTACTCTTGGCGTCTAATCTAATGATATTATTAGCTACATAAGTAGATGATCTTCCTCTAGGAAGTCTTTCTCCTTGTTTAAGATATTGCACTGCATTCGGTTTAGGAAATATACTCATCTGAACATCTTCAAGAATATGATTAATACCAAATAAAATGATATTAGCTTCTTTAAGAAGAGGAATAATCTGTCTGAATATTCTTGTTAAGATCTGAGCTGTTGCCGCACCAGATGATTTACCAGCTAATTCATCATCATCAATGTATTCTTTAGGCATAAGCATAGGAATGGAGTCTATGATATATAAAGTGGGTTCTAATTTCATAATAGGTTTGCCATATACATCATTTCTCTTTGTATCATAAAGAAACTTATCTACATTAGAAAGTTTAAGATCATGAATCATCTTAATACGTTCATAAAAGTTTTCTGCAGTAATACCAGTATTTCTTACAATATATCTCTTTTCATATTCTTCAACAGAAAATCCAGATAATGATCTACGTCTAGAAGAAGTCATACCGCCTTCAATATTATCTTCAAAGATAGTAGAGGTTTTATATTGTCTAGCAATATTTGCTGCTATTTGAGTTACTAAAGTAGATTTGCCGCAACCTGTATTCCCTATAAATGCATTATAAGACCCATCCGTAATACCTAATACATAATAAGGGTGTAATTCTCCATTTGATAATCGTTCATCATTAATAAACCCATTTTGATAGTCGAAATTAAGAAAGCCACTAGGATACCCTGTATCTTCTTTAGCTTCTTGTTTCATACTAAAATCCATTCCAGCTGCTTTTTCTCTAAACATTTGTTCAAGCATGCTATCTGTTTCTGCCATTAGTTTATCCTCCGTCTCTCAAAAAAATAAACATTTTGATATAATAAATTGTTGTTGTTTTTGTCAAAATTAATTACCCATACCTAACTAAAGGTATGGGCAACTTTTACTTCAAATAAATATCATTTCTATACAAATTGTTTATAGATGCATTGATTTTAGGATATATAGATTTGTCTAACTTCTTAAGGCTAAATCTTAAATCCTCATACTCTAATCCTTCTATACTAATCATATTATGAACTTGCATTAAGATATTATCTATAACAGGTTCATCTTTTGATTCTATTATATTTAAAACAGCTTTATTTATCATATTGGAGATATAGATAATATCGCTGGTTATCCACTCTTCATCAGATCTATAGATGTAGTTATCTTTTAATAAGTGTAAAAATACTTGTGATATTTCTTTAGTATCTGGATATATAAGATTAAACAACTTCTCAATCTTATCTACAGATATATTGTTCGATACATCCAATCCTATACAGATAATGGATGATATCAATCTTGTAATATTTTCATCAAAACTGAAAGATGACTTTCTAGCTACTGCGATATAAGAAGATGATACTTGGTTGAATTCACAAATATTCATAATCTTATGAGTCATATTATTGTTTACTATTGTACTTAAGAATGTATAGAGTTTAGCTAGATATTGATTTACAGGAAACATGTTGTAAATCATAGAATTGCAATATATTCTATCTTCATAGCTTAATTCTTCTTCCATACATACTTGGATTAAGAATGTAATAAATCTTGTATTCTCTTTTAAAAAGTTTAATTCTTCAAATTTTTCGATATTATACAAAAAAGATTTGTACTCTTGTTTTACTAAACGATAAGCGAGTTCGTCTGGCAAATAACTAACATTTGCCAGACATGTCGCTAACTTACTACCTACATTAGTTTCTACAAGAGATTCAATTTTTAAACCATTTTCATTTTCCATATTCAAATCTCCTATAGGTAAGAGGATTGATTATAATTCATCGGATGCTTTAGAAGGTTTGGTTTCTCCTTTACCTTTTACACCCATTTTACTAAAGAAGTCAGATCTAGATGCAGCAAGTTTATTTGTATTCTTTTCTGCATAAACCTTAACTTTAGAATTCATATCCAATGCATCCGCATCAGATGTATCAAAGTTTTGTTTAAAGAATCTATCAGATTTCATATCAATAGATTCTAATTGTTTCTTATACTTATTATAAGTAGTCTTAACATCATCGAACGGAATCTTCATCCCAGATACAATGATATCTACATATTCATCATCATGATAATTTTGAATATGCAAGAATAATTCATACGGTTCACCGTATTTAGCTTTGATTACTTCAAAGCTTTGATCGATAAACTCTTGAGTCTTTTCTCCACAATTGATAATGATACCAATGCGTTTTGCAGAGCGTTCATTATCGAGACTATGAGTTTCTCTCATCATATTTTCAAGAGCTATATTAAAATCTTCTACACTGCGAATCTTATTAAGAATGCAATGTTCAATAGTCATAAATCCAGGAGTTGTATCAATTTTATAAAGATCAGTATCATCAATGTTGTTATCAGATGCAATAATGTTCTGACCAAGCAATGTTGATACACGTTTTACAAATTCCTGATTTGCAAGATTTTCAGCTTTCTTTCTATTTCCTTTAGCTTCATCTAAGAAGGATTTATTAGAAATAGCCTGCACTACATATTCTTCAGAGAGATCATGGAACCAATCTACAGTATTCTTAAGACCTCTAACATCATCTTCGAATCCAGTGAATACAAACATTTGTACATTTGTATTGATTACTTCTTTCATATATTGAGCTATTACAGAAGAAGCACCGCATCCAGTACCACCTTCAGAAGAAGTAACTATGACTACCATCTTATCTTCAGGATCTAAGAATGCATCAAGATTTACAGTATGATTGGATAAAGCATCTACAATCATTTCTTTTGCAAGATTTCTTTCTTTACCGCATCCTTTTACATCCCCAAATTCAATAGCAAATTCTTTATACTTTTCAGGTACATCTGTAAGTGTACTGTTTAAAAGTAAGCAAGAACTTGATTGGATTACTCCTTGTTCCAAGAGCTGTATCACAGCTTTATTACCAGCTGCCCCAACTCCAATGAATTTTGCATTAAGCATTATAACATCTCCTCCATAATAGTATATTATATGGTAACCCCAAAAATTATTTATAATAAGACGATACTATTATTAGCAACGCCCAGGATAGAAATTACCCATGTATCAGATGTAGCGTACCCAGCTTCTTTCATCTGACGTAATGTGGTATAACCTTGTGCATAATAATTTTTCTTAATCCATGCAGCACCATTGATTATACCTTCTTCCATGTTTGATCCCATAGAATAAGCTTGATTAGGATCAACATCGACAGCATTAATACCAAAATAATTAAATCTGTTCTTGGCTAAATAGCTATTTCCAAATCCAGATTCTACGCATGCATGAGCAAAGATATAGATAGGATTCAACCCTGTTACCTGAGAAGCCTTGATGAATATATCACCATGGCCTTTGAATTCGGTTCCACCACATTTTATATCATATTGATCAATGATATTGTTCATATCCTCTACTGTAATACCTCTGTTAGAACAAAGATCAGTATCTGCTGTGAAACCTTCTTTTAAATTTGTAATCGCATTCATTCTAGTAACATGAATCTTTTCCAACTTTTCCTCTTGTTTTTTAATATTTTCTTTTTGTTCTTCATGCATGTTCTGTAAGGTGTTGATGATTGCTTGGTTTTGTTCTTTTGCATCAGATAGATTTTTCGTCATTTCATCCATTTGTGTTTGCAGTGAGTGAACTCTGATTGTAGCATACATGCTTTCAACAATTGAAATAGCTACAAAAACAATCAACAGAACTGTGAAAACATATCTCATCTTGTGTTTCGTATGATGAGATTGCTTTCTAACCACATTTGTTTTACTTTTACTAGAATTTTTCTGATGTACTATCATCTAACCATCCTTTCTTCTAAAAACTCAGTTTGAGTAAAAAAATGACACTCATAGCAACTAAGTGCTATGAGTGCTGAAAATTAAAAAATACAATATTTTATTTTTGTGTTTGTTGTTGCTGTTTTACTTTTTCTTTTTCTTCTTCTGTAAGCACATGTACTCCGCAACCAAAGTCGCCTTGTTCAGTTAAGCTTACAACTTGTTCTTCTTGTTTGTCGTTCATATTTATACCTCCTTTTAAATATTACCTGACAAGCTTAATTTATGTTCTTGCTTCATTAAACTTCATTTTTATAATATATAATTTCAGGATATTTTATTGTTCTCTCCTAATTCCTGATCTATCTAAGTTCTTTTTCTCAAGAGTTCTAGGTAAGTAATCATCTTTATTTACCAAGTTTGAATTAATATGAGCACCAATAAGATATGCAGAAATAAGATTTCTAGCAATAGAGTCATCATTCTCTACAGGAACATCTTTTTGACTAACCATGCCTGTCAGATTGATCTGATTATAGAACTTAGCTTTTGCTGTCATTGAATCTGCACGATAAGTAGATAATTCTTTCATTGTTTCAGGAAGATCCAATGTAACCAGAGATTCAAATTCACGGTCAGTAGAATTACCATTCTTATCAGTATCTATAAGAAGACCTGTTCTATAATCACGTTTAGAAATATTTACAGAATATCCAGTCTTCTTTTGAACCATCTGTTTTAATCTCTTAAGAGTCATATAGACAACCAATACAGGTTGAGATTTTACAGGTTTTCCTTCTCTATTTCTATTGATAAAAGGCATACTAACCTTTTCTTCAATAGGAACTTTTATAAAGTGTAAAGCATCCATGATCTGATCTATTGTAGGATCATTATCAAATACTTTAGATTGAAACTTAAGAGGAAAGTCTTGGTTAAAGAAATCTTTAAATTGAGCATCACTCATCTTAGCAAACTTTGCTTTATAATATTCTGTATTCTGCCCAGTCTTGTCTACAATATCAAATACTTTATATATCCGCTCTTCTACTTTTTTTCTAGCTTCTTTGATATTCATAATTATCCCTTCTTAGGTTTGTTTATACCAAGTAAAGCTTGAAATGCTTGATTTATCATTGCTGTGCTTCCATGAGCTTCTATTGTTTTATCATTTATAATTTCACCCAGATTTAATTTTTCCAGATTTCTATTATAGAATTTAAACATTCTATCAGCAACGGTATCTTCATCTGCAACAGTTTCAAATTTATCGAGTTGTTCTTTACAACCTTCTAATTGAGCTTGCATTTCTTTCTTCATTTTAGGATTGATGTCTTTGGATTCTTTCAATTCCAATTCCATCTGTTCTACTTGATATCTAACTCTAGCAATATCCGTAGGATGAACGTCTCCCATAGTCCAGAACTTGTAATTAATATCATACATTATCTTTCCAAGACCAACGACAATATTAAATACAGGAACCTGTTTCAATGTTTTCGTAATGGATGCTTCTGTATTTCCTAATTTATTAAAAGCAGAGCTTAATTCTGCTCCATAACCATACATACCAGCAAATTGATCGGCAAATTTTTCATCTACCAATCCATATTTAGTACCTTTATACATAATAAGTTTTGAGAAAGTATGACCAATTTCATGAAGAAGGAAAGACATAAGTTCAGGAATTGTAATAGCATTTCCAAAAACTGCACCAAGATTTAAGCAAATTAAAATATTAAGAGGGAATTTTTTCTTATCAATCTTACAACCACGTTCAGTCATAATTACATAATTTTTAAAATTCTTTACATCATGTGCCGTATCATTAAAGTCATAAGCTTTTCCTGTTTTACGGTCTAGAATAAAAGGAATAGTATATGCATTTAATGTAGGATCAGGATTGATGGTTAAGATTACCCCATTAAACCCAAATGTATTTTCAATACATTGTTCAATATCTCTCAGTGTCTTATCTTTACTAAGTTTTATATAAGAATTAAAAGATTTCAAGGGTTTATCTTTTGCATATTTAGTTTTAAATTTTATAAAAAGATCTTCTATTTTGAGTACATCGTTTGTTTTCCCAAAATAAACTTCATTTAAAGATATCATTATATATCATACTCCTATTTATTTGAATTGATTATTGTAAATGCAAAATATTTAGCAATAGCTTTATGATAAGAAAGCTTAGTTGCTATACGGTGTTTACGTTTTCTATATTGAACAGAGTTGTCGTCTAATAACTCTTCCATTATATCTTTAATCCTATTCAAACTAGGATCTTTAGTATTGGGTTTTGGTTGAATAGTGAACTTTAAGAATGCTACTGTTGCAATATCTTTATTATTAGCTTGTACAAGATATGTAGCGATATACAAAGTTATAAGTTCTTTTATCTTATCAAGATTTTCAGGATTGTTTAAAATAGTTTCCATCAAAGCAGATAATTCTTGAACTCCAACATTACCGTCTACACACATAGTACAAGTTCTATAATCTATCTTAGTAGTATTCAAAGTATTCATTGTATTTTCTACATATTGTTGCAATTTGAATGAATCATTTGTAGAAAGATTAAAAGTTGAATCTCCAGATCCTTCATCAGGTAACTGATCTTTTTCATATAAGATACCATCTTTATTCTTATATGCTTCATAATAAAGAGAGGCGATATTCTTCATAAAAGATTTAATACGATTGAATAGCTGTTCATTTACATATACTGTATCCTCATCGTCAAAAGATTTAAACATCTTTTCATAAGAAGCAATCCAAGTAGAGTTTATAGACTTTATAGCACCTATAACACTACCTTTAGATTTAAGATCAAACTTTTGAGATAGCATATGATTCACAACGTATTCCATTATGTATCTATATTTAGATGGGGCCACTACCTTAAAGAATTCATAATGGATAATAGGATAGAACTTAGCTGAGAAAGCGAGATATATCATAGCTAGCTCTAAATTTGTTTTATCTTTCTTTAAACAAAAATATCTTACAATACAAAGTGCTACAATAGTAACAGTATCTTTAGCAGATGCTGGTTTAAAATGAGCATGATTTGCATAATAAGTATTTCCAATACCAGCTTTAATCTGGACTTCGGTTATTTTTAAAGCTTTAAACAATTCTTGCTTATCTTCATCTCTATAATAGATTCTATCAGCAGGAACTGTATCAAATAAATATTGCGATCGTTTTGAAATAAAATTAGACAAACATCTTTTCCAAGAAATAAGATTTTTCTTTAGGCTATCCTCAATGATAGGATAAACCTCTTTAAGAATGGCAGATGTGTTAAAATTCTTCTTTTTTGGCATTGTAGGATAAACCTCCTATCAGATTATATGAATGTCTTAAAGTAAAAAAATATGGGGTTTACAAAAAAAAAGAATGAACCCCATGGATGGGGAATGGAGGCTGTTATAATACCTTGTAAGTAGTAACAGAATCCATGAGGTTCAAACCTGGAAAGGAAGTGGTAAGGAGTGTGATTGATTGTTTGTAGTGTTTTGAGCTTTGTGAGTGTCGTCCCATGGAATAATCAAGTAGATTAAACTTTATACCTATTACCAGAGGGGTTGTTTAACCTATATGCATATAGCATATTTGACTATTCTGTATTTAGTTTTAATGGTTGTCGAAGCCATTAAAATCCAGTATTAAAGTTGAAAGAGGAGATTAGATTCTTTCATTTGAAACTTTCGTACACTCCTTACCACATTAATAATATATAACCAAAAAAATAATTAGGTATGAGAGTAATCTCTCATACCTAATACCTTATGATATATGGACTCTATTTGTAATATTGAATAGTTTTGTACCGCACCCTACTGTACTTCCTTCAGGAATATCTGAAACTTTAATTTCATCTTCTTTTCTTCCTTGTATAGAATGCAATACATTATCACTTCTTAGAGGAGATATGAAGATAATATTATCATCTTTCTTAAGCTTGATGATTCTATCTCCAGCTTTTCCTCTATTAGATCTCTTAACAATATCAAGAGATATTTTATTTACATATCCATTCTTTGTAACAACAACAATATCTGTCATATTAGGCAATACAAAACTCATACCATCTATAACACTAGCTGCTGTTGATACTCTATTACCTTTTGTAGATCTCTTAAGATAAGGAATTTCTTTAGGATGGATTCTAAGAACTTTAGTTCCAGCATATACGAGAATATCCATCTTTTCAGGACCTACAAGGATTCCTTGTACATAATCATTTTCATCTAATTTACTATAGATGATACCAGACGGAGGAGCAGTCAATACATCTGTAATATCAATCTTTTTGATATATCCTTTTCTACTAACTACAAACAGATAGCTATGTGTTTTAGATTCTACCATCTTATTTAAAGTAGATTCGGGAATAGCACAAGCTATATCAGGAGTCAGATACTTGTTCAATAAACGAATATCATTCCCATTTGAGTTCTTATCTGATAACGGGATTTTATGTACAGGAAGTTTAAATACTTTTCCTAAAGAAGAGAATAATACAATATCTTCATCATTCTCAGCTTTTGTAATAAATTTAATTTCATCTTTATTAAGGGCTGTAATATTTTCATTTTCTCCGATCTTCTTTACATACCCTTTCTTTGTGAAAATGAGTCTAAATGTACCAGGAGCTATACCAGAAGCTTCTGATTTAGAGATAAGATGACACATGCGTTTGTTGTTATACTTTCTTTTGATTTCTAACATTTCATCAATAATAACATGGTCAATCTTCTCAGGATGGATAAGGATATCCATAATTTCTTTTACTTTTACTTCTAATTCTTTTAATTCATTTTCATACTTAATACGATAACCTTCTGTAAGTTTACCAAGGTCATATTCTAATAAAGACTTAGCTTGAAGGTTTGTAATCTTTAATTGACTAGATGTATAGTCTATAAGTTCTTGTCTATCTGTAGTCTTTTGCTTGCGAATCATATTGATTACATTATCAAGCTCTTTCTTATGAGACAATACATACAACAAGAACTTTCTTTCATGGATAGAAGTCTTATACTTCTGAAGTATAGAGTTGAACTTTCTAGCAACACTTGTTCTTCTAAAGTTAATGAAGTTTAATATGTATTCCCTGTAATTCATATAACAAAGTTTATTGTCTTTGATTACAATGATTCTAACCTGTCTAGTCTGTCTAATACTTGTATTAGCATATAAGAATTCTTTAGCATAGTTAGGATCGATATTGTCTTTAAGTTTGATTACTTCTTCAAATATAATTTCTCCAGTTTTCTTATCTCTAGTTGTTCTAGATACATGATCTTGGATGAAAGGAGCAGCTCCTGAAGTTACTAATTTTACAATGGATTTATAAACCGAATCAAAGTATACAAAATCAGGAAGTGATCTTATAAACAATGCAGGTTTCTTATCATAAGTGCCTGTTTCTATAATCCCCTGAGATATATAGGTTCCATTACCTGTTTCATTGATTGTTTTCCAGTCTGTATCAATAATTTCACAAGGCATACATTCATCAGGTATTAAATAGAACTTATGGTTTGGATTCTTAATAAGCCCTATAGTAGCATCTATTACTTCACCAAGATTATGAGAAGGAATAGAAGTTTTTACACCTACAGCAATCCCTACCTGTCCTAATACTAATAATGCAGGAATTCGTGCAGGTAAATATAACGGTTCTTTACAACGCTTATCATAATTATCTACCCAGTCTGTAGAATTAGGGTCTTCATAGATATCTTTAATAAATACATCTGTTGCAAATTTACTAATTTTACATTCAGTATATCTAGGTGCAGCTGCTTGATTGTTTGCTTTACTACCCCAAGAACCAGACCCTTCCATAGTAGGATATTTGGTAGCAAAGTCATTAATCATATTTCTGATAGCATCATTTACAGCTGTATCCCCATGAGGATTATATTTACGAATAACCTGACCCATGATATTAGAAGTTTTGATAAATCCTTGACCTCTAAAATCATTTGCAGCACAAAACAGAATTCTTCTGATAACAGGCTTTAATCCATCAATCATGTCAGGAATAGCTCTGTTTCTAATAACATAGATTGCATAGTCTCTCATATCTTGATTAGATTGAGTTGCTATATTTACATCTATAACTCTTTCTGCCATCAATAAATCTCCTCTCGGTGTTTTAAATTAAGCATATAAGGCTTAATCCTTAATAGTATTTTTTAGAATTTGTTATTATTCTCTATATTATAGTTATACCTCCAATACATTAGTATTTCAAATCTATAATATATCACTATATAAAGAATTAAACCCTAGAGCCTTTATAGCTCTAGGGTAAAAAAATTAATAGATCATTGTTTTTGTATCGCTTGATAATTCAGGACCCACTTTATTATGAGATGGGTTAATTCTTTCTTCCTTGTATCTTCTTAGAATTGTAAGATTTTCATTAATGTAGTTATTGTCTAAATATATGATAAGATAGCACTTTGTTGACTTGATAGGTTGTTTGAATTTGATCTCAAACTTATTCCAATCTATCTCTGTTTTTATAAATTCAAACGAATTATATATCTTCAAATCTATAAATACTTCAGGAGCAATAGCAATAGATTTTGTATAATCTACAATATCTCTGAGATCTCCTATCAATCCATCAAATTTGATAGACATTAATTTTCCATCTTTTATATCTTGAATTTCTTTTTCGTCTGTAAATTCATATTCAGATTTGATATTCCATTGCCATCCCTTTTCATTATGAGGAGGTATCCTAGAAGCATTCATAAGAGAAGTAATAGCAGAGGCTTTGTCCAATGTAGTACATTGTACATTATCTCTTACTTTAAGAGAATAGTATGCATAGAATTTCGGAGAGGGGAATCTTACATTTGTATCAAATGAAATACCATAATCTGTCTTAGTCTGTCCAATATCAGACCCTTGGTCTATATTAATTTCATTTGTCTTAATATGGATGATTGTCTGTGGGACTTTAAGGAAATATTCCATATTATGTGTAGCTGCATTGAATTTGTATAATACAGGAAGTCTAGAGTGAGAGTTGATATAATGTAAGAATTTAGTTACTTCTAATATATCCCCATCTTTAATACATATACCAAGTGCATCTTCTGCCAACTGATTCATGAGTTCTTTAGGAAGCGGATAGTCTATATCGTTGTAATGTTTCTGTGTTCCTCCGGATCTAAATGCCATTTGACACATTTTAGCAATATCTAATTGCATTCCTCTCCCATTGAATCTCATCCTGTAATTGAAATTCATAAGAAGCATTTCCATAGTCATAGAAATGAATAGACTTTTGTCTCTATCTATAAACCATGCATCTCTATAAGTGCATCTATTAGTATATAATAAAAGACCCATATTATGAAGATCTATATTTTCTCTATTAAATGAAAAGTCTAACTCAGGAGTAATAGTAACAGCAGGTTTGTTTACTGCTATCATGTCTTTAGTTCTTCTTCTCCTAAATGGGTTTAGCATGTGTTCGGAATCTAACCATGTTGTTTTAAAAAATTTATCTCCAAATTTATCAAAGAACCAAGCTCTCATATATTCAATACAACAAGAGTATGCTTGATTTACAGAAGGGATTATAAGATTTGTTTTTAAATTGTGTTCATAGCTCTTTTTGAGTTCAAGATTTACTAACTTACCACTATCTTTTAACTCTTCTAGTTCTATATTAGATAATATTTTTACATTATCTTGATCCATTTATATTCACACCTCGTTTCCGTATTATAAAGATGTGACAAAAAATAAAAAACAACATAGCCTGCCCAACAGGGCAGGTTATTAAACCACTAATCACTGATATAATATACAATCATTTTTTAAAAGATTATCACTAACGCCATTAAGACGTTAGTGATAAAAAGTGACAATTATCAATATTAACAAAATCATGGAAAAACAAAATCTATGTTTACATATTTATCAGGTAACTATGAATGCAAGGATTAGTCGTTATAGGGTATGCAAAACAAACTATTTTGATATATATAGTTATACGTAATACTTGAAAAATAAAAATATTGCTAAGGGTAGCAACTATACCAGATAAACATTTGGCCTATTTAGATAGCCTAGTAACCACTCTTCGTGGAATCCTTTTGTGGTATAGATTTATTTAACTTTTATAAATTTAAATAATTATACTTTTATAAAGTTAGATGTTTAATAGCCTTCTATTTATATAATACTGTCGGATATAAACCCTAGAAGGAAAGAGGGTAGTAAATATTTAAAAAGTTAATTGTTTATAGAGTTAAATGTTTTCCAGTTTAGGTGATACGGATTACCTTTCGGCCACAACATAGTTCCATATCTGACTATGCGACAATAAAGTACAGTACTGTTATCGTCATCTCTTATCATCATCTATTTAATATAAAGAGTCTGTTGGATCATACCGCTAAGGTATGGAATCATTAAATTATAAAAGTAAAGTTTCTTGATATTTAAAGAGAAAAGAAACTCTATAAAAGAACCTCTCCTAAATAACTCTATGTTTAATGCTTCCCTAGCAATTTAAAACAAATTAATATGTAAATTCTACTTTAGTAGAAGCATTTACTTCAGACAAAGCAGAATCAATGGTTTCTACATAATTGTTTACCATATCAATGAATTTACGAACCTTTACTCCATCAGCTACTTTAAGAGGATCAAGGATCTTAACTTCATTATCTTTACGAGCCTTTTCTTTTGCTTCATCAATATCCTTGGCAGTAAAGTTTCTCTTCATTTCAACAGGGAACTTTCTATCAAGTTCTTTTTCTACCTCTTCTTCAGCCTTTTCATCAAATTCTTTTTTCTTAAGAATTTCTGTTCCATATTTAGAACCTAAAGAACGAGCAAGATGACTAAGAACTTCAGCAAAATATTTCTTTCTAAGAATAGCTTCTGCAATAGTAATTTCTTCTTCCCCAACTTCTTTTCCATTAAAAACATCTTTAATAGAAATAAAGGCAGGAACTCGAACTGTTGTAGTAGCATTAGCTTTTACTCTAGCAGCATTTAATGCTTTAAAACGAATAAGGAGAGCATCAAATTCATCAAAATATGCAAGAGTATTCTTTTCTGCATCTTCGATACTAAGAGGCCCAATAAACTTATTATAATCAAAATAATAAGAAATAAGATGGAATTGTTTTGCAGAAACGATTTCATTAAGACGTTTTGCAACCAATTTTTGTTCAGAGATTAATTTAGCAATGCTCATTGTTTCAGTAGTAGCCATTACAATACCCTCCTATATAATAAATACTAAACGTTAAAAATAACTAATTAATTGTATATAGTATTTTTATTTATTATAATAAGCAACTATGAGATTCCGCTAAATTTTCCCAAAGAATAACTTCACGATTCTTCTTAGCATTATTATCTTTTTTCCACAGATCAAATGTCTTTTTAAGATCTATCAATCTTTGATTGGATGAACCTCTAAACTTTAAAGATATATCTTTTTGTTTAATTATAAACTCTCCATCTACTAATACATCAGAATTATGAAGAAGACTTTCTGTACCGCTATATCCATAATTCACAAATTTTTCTTTCTTTATTCTAGTTCCAACCAATTCATCTAATTTATATCCAGAGTAAACCCATATATTTTTTGTATCTTTAAATTCTTCTCTTATTTCTTCTACGAATCTTCCCAAGCACTGCACATTTTTATGTTCAAATGGTTCCCCACCAAGAATGGATAATCCGGATATATAATCTTTTCTTAAACAATCTTTTATAAGTTCTTTTTCTTTAAAGGTAAATCTTTTACCAAAATCAAAATCCCATGCTTCTTTATTATGGCATTCGGGACAATGTCTTGTACAACCTGATACAAATAAAGTAACTCTAACTCCTTCTCCATTAGCTGTATCGTATGTCTTTATTTCACCGTAATTCATATTTATCTCCCAATTAGAATATCTAGTGTATCATAAAGATACACTAGATACAAATTATTTAGATTTATAAATGAAGAACTCTGTCATGGATTTCATTAGTTCTACCATAATTCCACATATTGTTTCCTAAATACCCACATGTTCTTCTTACAATACTCATTTCTTTAGGATCATGGTTTCCACAATTCGGACAAGTCCAAACCATTTCACCAGTTTCTTCATTTTTATCTAGTTTAATTTCTCCTTCATACCCACACTTATAGCAGTAATCAGATTTAGAATTGATTTCTGCATACAGGATATGATCATAAATATAAGAAAGTACCTGCATAATAGCTTCAACATTATTAAGCATGCTAGGACTTTCACCATATGAAATAGCTCCACCTGTACTAAGTTCTTGGAACTGAGATTCAAAGTTGAACTTATCAAAGATACTGATAGGTTCTGTTACATGAACGTGGTAAGAGTTTGTTACATACGGTTTATCAGTTACTCCTTCTATAACCCCAAAACGTCTTTGATTTGCCTTAGCAAATTTATAGGTAGTGGATTCCAAAGGAGTTCCATAAATAGCATAACCTAAATTTTCTTTTTCTTTCCACTCTTTACATTTTTCATTCATTCGTTTCATAATATCAAGAGCAAAAGGAGTAGCTTCAGGATCAGTATGAGATTTTCCAGTCATGTATCTTACAGCTTCATACAACCCAGCATAACCAAGAGAAATAGTAGCATAGCCACCAACAAGAAGTTTATCTATTGTTTCACCAGGTTTTAATCTAGATAAAGCACCATGTTGCCAAAGAATAGGAGCATAATCGGAAGTAGTTCCTTTTAATCTATTATATCGAACCAATAATGCTTTATGAACTAATTCCAAAGCTTCATCAAACTTCTTCCAAAATACTTCTTTATTTCCTTTAGATGATAATGCTACATAGGGAATATTAAGAGTTACTACACCCATATTAAATCTTCCCCAGTATTTATAATTTCCATTTTCATCTTTCCAAGGAGAAAGCATTGAACGACAACCCATTGGGATTACAACAGTTCCTTCTTTTAATTCTTTCATCTTCTTTTCAGAAATATAATCAGGAACCATTCTTTTAGCTGTGCATTGAGCTGCCATTATTGTGAGATAGTAATATTCATCGCCTTCATGAATATTATCATCTTGTAATACATAGATAAGTTTAGGGAATGTAGGTGTTACATATACA